GTGAATACGATTGAACCATTCTCTAAAGCAATGTCACCCTTGTTCCATGTAGTGACACCTTGCTGAAGCCATGTAGGAAGATTCTCATACATGATTTGATAACGATACAAAACTTCTCTAGCGGCTGTTGCTTTGTTAGCTAGAATCGCTACAGTCTTGCTTCCTTGAAACAATGTGTACCATAGAATGTATGCGGCTGAAGTTGTTGTTTTGCCTTGCTGACGCCCTTCCATAAGAATGACTTTACGATTCTCATGGATAACTTTTACTTTATTTTTTTGACAATCATAGAGTTTAAATGGCTGAAGCCCATGATCTAGCGTGACAATCTTACAATAACTTTCAATGAAGTATATAGGATCATCAGCACATTTCAAGTATTCTTCAATTTCTTCTTTAGTGAAATTGAGAGGAACACCAGATGCTTTTAAAAGAGAATTTCCTAGATAGGATTTCGCTGTCATCTCTTACCAATTAGTTTCTGTAACTCTGCTGTGCTACCAACAAACAATGCATTCGTCACATGCTGTGGTTGTTGTGTGTCATCTTTTTTATTCTTCAAGTCTTTTACTTTTTTACCTAAGTCTAACAAATCTTTATTTGTGTCTGACAATGTTTTAATCAACTGACCAACAACTTCATATGCTCTTGGTGATTCACCTTCTTTAGCTAAAAAGATGATGTTTTCCATAGCAACTTTGCCCTTCTCAATGAATAACTTTAGATTCTCTCTTGCATATTCATAGTCAGCATCAATAGACTCATCATTTGGTGCACCAGAAACAACTTCTTTTTTTGGTTGTTCAACAATAACGGGTAATGCTTGTTCAACAATCTTACCCTGCACATCAAATATGTCATTTAGTTTATCATCAACAGTTTTTTTCATTATGGCTTATATCCATTGTCATTAATTTGAGTTTCGGTTATCTCGAACTCAGAGTTTCCAGTAAACGTTTGTGTAGATATAATTGCCCTATCAATTGAGCCATCTAGAATAAGATTAACATCATCTCTAACAATATACTTGAATTTGTTGATTGGTCCAAATAAATATCCTTTAACTGTGAAATCTAATTGATACGTTTGAATTCTGCGAGACTCCATATCTCCTTCGTATGTATCTGATGAAGTTACTGAGTTTAACTCAATTGGAATATCCATGTTAAGAGCCATCTCTGGAATCATCTTCATTGTCACAGTAAAGTCTGGAGTAAAGAATGGTACAATCTGTTCTACAATTTGTGTGCCATCTTCGGTGTTTCTAAAAAGTGCATGTAAAGAAAAATTAAAATCGTATGGCACAGGTGTGTGCATATAATTGAAGTCTAGTCCTCCAGTATTCACACCTCTAGTTATTTTATGTGCGCTGTTTAATTTGCGCTGAGGCGCATATGTCATGCTAGTAAACTCAAATCCAAGTCTTGGTAATGTAGTAGAAACATGGCGATTCAAATCAGGATCGCTAGTCACCCTTTGAATAAACTTTTGTTTTGGTCCATACTCAATTGGAACGTTAACAGTTTGAAGTTTAGTTCCAGCAGAATCGTATCTGTCAACTTGAATTTCGTTAAACAAATTACCAAACATGATTACGTAACGTCTTAGCGTTCCGTGATAGAAGTCGTGTCCGAACATCATATTAGAAAGTCCTTGTCAATGAGAATGGGTTTTGTTCTGAGAAATCTAGAATATCATCATCAATAATTTTCTGACCAATCTCTTCATTGTCTGCTGAAATCTCGGCTGCGACAACAACGTCAGCTTCGTTGACAACAAATGTGCCATCTTCATGCAAGAATAAGAAAGCATCTTCGTCAAGTAATTTTTCACTATTAGCAGTTGACAAACTGTATTGATCTTCGATTTCATCAATCTCAGCAACATCAGTATTAATACGTTCGCTAGAGTATTCAATTCTGTCACAACGGAGTTCGTATGTGTAGAGTTTACCCAATTGAAAGAAGTTCTCAATGTTTTGAGTAAATTTAATTTCATACATGCTTGAAAACATAGGAATCCAAATCATGTCACCTTCTCTTGGTCTCACAATGGCTTCGTAGTCATACTCTGAAACATCGTTTCTGTTACTCAACAATTCATCTCCATCTTCAGTCAACATGTTGTATGAGTATTCTGTAATGATAGATGTTTTCAATGATTGTGTGAATCGTTTTTGCGAAATAACAAATGTGACTGATTCGTCAATTTGCAGACCAAACTTTGCAAGAAAGTCTTCTTGTCCCATAAATCCATCAAAACTTTTTACATACAACTCCATTTCAAGCGCATCATCAAAAAGCATAGACGCATCTTCACCATAAATCTTATCTAAATTTACGTGCGTTCTTGGTAAGTAATAACCATCTATACCATAAATCTTGATAGATTCTATAATTAAATCTTCAACAAGACTTTGTTCCTGCTTAACAGGAGTATATTGATTAAAAAAACGATTACGTGCCATTGTAATTAGCCTAGCATGTCAGTAACTGGTAAAGAATATGTGCTAATGACTTCTGCTTCTAATGCTTGAATTTCGTCTGTAGCTTCATCCCAGATTTTCTGTCCGTTGAATGTAATACCACCTGGCATAGAAAGTCCTTCAAACTTTTTAAGATTTTCACCCCATTGTTTTTTGATTTGTGCAGTACAATACTTTTGCAAGAATCTATCATTGTACACATCTGTGAATGTATCAGGATCAATCTTTTTATATCCTTCAATGATAATGAATTCACCGACAGTTACTTTTGTGTCCCAAGACATGTCAATGTAAACTCTGTTGATGTGGCGATTGAATCTAAGAGATTGTTTACCTACAAACAGTTCTTCTGCCATTGCAACGTTTTGAAATGCCATGTAGTATGGCGCAAACGGACCAGTATTGAATGAATACAAATCATTCAAAGAAATCTGATATCTCAAATTGAAAAGATTGTTTGTTGAATAGCTGTCACCAATGTCAAAGATGTTCATCACACCAATGACAGCATCTGGTACTGTGATGTACTTGTTTACTTTATCTTCTTCTGTGACTGCATGTGCTAGATAGACTTTTTCTGTTGCGTCATAGTGATAGTCGTAGTAATATTGAAATGCAATTTCTATGCAATCTTCAACTTGTTCATCTGCTACGTTTATCTCTAAGAGAGGCGCACCTAGTCTTCTAAGGCAGAATTGTTTGAATTCTTCTCTTGATGCTGGTTTGCTTGTACTCATTTACTGTGCCCCTTAATGAATTTCATCTTCTATTTATAATAAGAGGAAAAATAAAAAACCCACCGAGTGGTGGGTTTTTGTAAGCATATTATATTTATAGTTTAGTTATTGTCACACTTCCATACGTATCATTAAATCCATAAGTAGACGAATCACCATAGTTTGAAACCAAGGCCGTATCCACATAAGAAGTTGCATTGCCTTTTGGGGATGATGTATCGCCATTCAACGGTGGGCTGCCGGCCCAATAGTTGGAGGTGCCTTGATGTTCGAATCCTCCATAATATCCACCGCCACCACCGGAAAGGTCATTAGAGAATGCATATGCTCCTCCACCAAATCCTCCAAAGCGACTACCGCTGCTTGTGTCTTCACCGTCCACTTGCCCACCAAGTCCTTGTGTATTCAAAGCCTTAGCTGGATTTCCTGAGTTGGTACTATTACCACCATCATCTCTTCTTGCATTGGCGCTCCATCCAGCACCACCACCACCTGCGCCTGCCCGACCGCCACCTTCAGTGGTAAAGCCGGATGGTCTTAAGGCTAACCAATTACCTGCATTTGTATACGATTGTCCATCATACAATGCTTGATTTGATGAATACGAATTTCCTCCAGCACCGCCGGCGCTCACAATTAATGGTATGAGTGCGCCAGTGCTTGTATTTGAAGTGGTTAGTGCAACAAATGAAGCACCACCTCCTGGTGCGCCTGAATTACCATCGCCGCTGTTCACATTAATATGTAGGGGTGCGGCTCCACATACAACAACAACTTTTTGACCAGCAGTCAAAGAAACATCTCCTTGTATAATTTGTCCTCTTCCATATTGCTGGGGAGTGGGTGCCCTCAAATCTCTTCCACCTCTAGCACCACGCACAGTAATTCTATACGTTCCTGTTGATGGAGTGTCGTACATTAAATATCCTTGAACACTATTCCATAATGCCAAAGTGCTTGCTATTTGAGTTCCGGCATAATGTGTTTGCATATCTCCAAGAGTTGGGCCATATGCACCTGACCGAAAACTAGATGTTGGTTCGAATGCAACATTGAATGGCTGTACAGGTGTTACAGAATTACTTGCAGCCGATGCTGGAGATGTTCCAATAGCATTTGTTGCAGTAACTGTAAATGTATATGCAGTTCCGTTGCTCAAACCACTTACTGTAATTGGTGACGAAGAACCAGTTCCTGTAATACCACTAGGACTTGACGTTACTGTAAAGCCAGTGATTGCTGACCCACCATTGTTTGCTGGCGCAGAAAAAGTTACAGATGCTGAAGCATTGCCCGCTGTGGCAGTTCCGATTGTTGGTGCGTCAGGCGCTCTAGCACCTGCACCACCAATCATCATGTTTCGTATAGACATTAGGTTAATCCTCCACCATTGATTACGAACTCATTAGTAGCAACACACAGAACTGTACATACGCCTCTCTGTGCAAGACTTCTATTACCTGTGCTTGATGTGCCAGCTTGTCTCAATGTTACGCTACCACCTTCAGTAATAGTAATTGTAGACCCTGAGTTATTGTAGATTGTAAAGTTATCACCAACTGCGAATACGCCAGATGGAACTGTCACACCTGCTGTAGTGTTAATAAATCTACCAATGTCAGCAACTGTCGCTGTGTATGAACCAGACTGTGCATTTGGAGCCACCGCTCTCAAGTTACCATATTGGTCATGCACTACGTCTGCACTAACTCGACCTGCGACACCAACACCACCCGTTACAATAATAGTGCCTGTTGTGTTACTTGTAGAAGCTGTACCACCAACTGCTTCAACTGCACCTAGATACATTGTTGAATACGTTGCACCAGTAAAGTTAACTGTGTTTGATGGTCTGTTAGAGATACCAGAGAACAACTTGAATTTTCCGGAATCACTTGCATCACGAACAAGACCAGCATACTTAGTACCACTGGATGTAAATTCACCAATAATACCTAAGTCAAGTACGTCAGCGGCATTGTTTGCACCCAAGAAAATAGTTGGATTATCAACTGCAAGTGATGATGTAGAAACTGTGTTACCGCCACCACCAAGTGTAATTGTACCTGTAATTGCAACGTTACCACCAACGTTCAAGTTACCAAGAAGACCGATACCACCGTTAACAACAAGCGCACCAGTCGTGGTGTTTGAAGATTGTGTGTTAATTGCAATAGAAACACTTTGTGCTGGAGTAATAGTCATCTGCGTATTGTTTGCAGGATCATCGAAACCGTCAGCAGAGAAAATAATCTTGTTGCCTGAACCATTACCTGAAGTACCGATAACTAAGTCACCAGACTCTACTGTTCCGATAGGAGCAGAGTACAACAAGTAAGCATCGTCAGCTTTAGTGATACTGAAAGCACCTTGGTCATAGTTTGTTGAGTTAACACCCATAGAAACCCAACCATCTGCCGTGTTACCCGTAGCGTGAATTGCAATGAATTCTGCGTATGCATTAGCGCCTTCACTCTGGTTGACAATCAACATGTCAACAGGTGCGTCTACTGTCGTGATACCGAATACTTTGTGTGTGTCAGAGTCATCGCCTTTTGCTGTTGCCCAAGCCTCTAAGTCACCACCAGCACCAACGTGCCACTCGCCGTGAATGTGATTTGCGTCTACTCTGCCTGTTCCAACTGCATCACCTACTGATGTTAGAATCAAACTGCCGTTTGCTGGATAGTAAACTGCATTGTTTGCGCCAGAACCGAATGTAGTATTTCCGAGTAATGTAGATGTACCAGTAACTGATAAATTACCTGCCGTAAGTGTATTTGTAGATGTGTTATACGTCAACCCATCATCGTCTTGAATAGCACCACTAGTACCTGCAAGAACAACTCTACCTGATGTTAGAGAAGAAACTCTTGCATTTGTTGAATTTGCATTTGAAGCAGAAATATTTGTGATAGTTGCGGTATTTGCATCTATACCATCAGCAGACACAGTTTCAAGGCGGTTCGTTGCAGTAGTAATATTAGTTAACGTATTTGCTATATCGTTATGCGCTTGTCTGAATTCGTTGAACGTATTAGACAATGCTACGTTTGTGAAAGTTGTCATAGTTATTCTCTCTCTTTAGTGATTTTTAATAGTAGGTGTTTGATTTCGCTGAGTTCTGACTTGATGTTGTCTACTTCTCCACGAATCAATGCAATTTCGTTCGTACTCTTATTTATATCAGAAATTTTTCTTTTCTGAATTTTATACTTTAAGAGAGAATCAATATCCGTATTTAGAATTGCTTTAGAATTCCTATCTCTCTCTGTGAACCCACGGACAGGTTCGGCAATTTTAATCTTTTCTACTATCATGCTAGTGCAATTCCTCTTAAATCTTTAACTTTCGGAGCATAACTCGGATTGCTAGACAAGAAAACAATCTTAATAGCAAAGTACTTGTACCCTTGGAATGTTCTTCCATCGGGTGTCGTATATGCAACTACGTTATTTAGAACACGGAAAATGTCTTGACTAGAAGCAACTGTAGAGAATGCAGATTCAACTGTCAATGATGTGTTATTTGCAATAGTAGAAACCACACGTTCTGTTCTAGCTGTACCAACTGCAATTATGTCACCAATCTTCAAGTCTTCTGTGAAGCGAGTAGATGTGCCAATGACTGTTGTTGATACATTAGAGATTGCAACTGTACCAGCAAGCAATTCTGAACCACCAGTTTTTGCTACAGACGGAACAACAAACTTCTCTTCTTTGTACTCATTCTGATTGAGTGTGAACGTTTCGGTTCCAATCAACTCCATAGGAGTATAGAATTTATCGTCAAACGCATCTGTGTCGTTTTCGTTCAATAGCTTACAGTAAACTTTAACTGAAGTTCCTGGTGGACGATTAATTCTCAAGTAAGTAACTAAATCAGACGCTTCAAATCCGTCATTCAACGTCACAACTTTAGTGATGTATCTAGACTCTGAAGAGTATGGTCCAACTGGATTCTCTTCATTACGAATAGTCATTGTCTGGCTAGCCGCATTAGATGTGGTAAAGTTATTCGTGACAGTCAAATATGTATTATTTGCTACTGAAGCAACTCTACGATATTCATCGCCGAAGTATGCATATTCACCAGGAAATACTTGTGAAGTGAAACTTGTGCCAGAACCAACAACAATGTTATTGCTTGAGCCGTATGTAATTGTTCCACTCACACTTGTTTCAAAAGAGTTATTGATAACGTTTTTGTCAAAGTGGAAGATAATGTTTTCATCATCGATATATGGACTGATATACTTATTCGATGTGGACAAAGTTGCTCTTACTTGTAGAGACTTAAATCCATTTGTTGTCTCTGCTGAAGTCGTAGAGATTTGCTTTCTAGAACGAAGTATCAATCTTTCATAATTCTTGATTGTTGTAAAATCAGAATCAACTGCAAATGTACTGTCGGCAGTCTTAATGTCGTATGTGATATCTGTTCCGGGAAGAATCTGGTCACTAATAGCAGGAGTCAATGCATCATATGTGAATGCAGTTGGTACTGAAATATTAGTCCAATAAGCAAGTTTAGCTGACGTATTAAATTCGGCAATTTTCATTGTGAACTTCATGTCTGTATTTTGTTTTGTTGTCCAAGTTTTATCATTTGAAGACGTAAACAAAATTCCGCTATTGTATGCTTGCTCAATTCTAGTTTGAGTGTCTGGATTGGTAATATCGATAGCGCCCAATTCTGCAACCCAAATCGCAAAGTCTGGATCATTGTTCTCAGGCTTAACTGTGAAGCAGTAATCAATACCAGATTCCAAGTAGATAGGATTTTTGAACGTGAATGTTGTTGCGGCTGATGCATTATCGCTGATATTAACATTTCTATTATTGACAATTGCAATATCGCCATCAGTAACAAACTGTGCAGATGGGAATCCATTTTCCAATTCACGAATCTCGACACTAACGTTTCTGTTGTTATCTTGTGATTTTGTTTTGAAGAACAAATCAATAGAAGTCAAATAGAATCCTTTTGGATATGTATCTGGATCAACAAAGAAACTCTGAGACAAAGGATCCCAATTTCTTGGTGGAGGTGGTGGAGGAATTTCAGACCTAGAAACCTCAACTCGCTCTTGAGAAATAACTTTTCTACCCAAGTTTGTGATGTTATTTGTACCATTAAACGATACGTTAAATGGACGAGAGTTAATTGTAACTGTGCCAGTCTTCTGTATAACGCCTTGTGCAAAAATACTATTTCTTGCGCTAGTTAATGTTGTGCCTTCAGAATTCGTTGGGCTGTCTGTGATTTTAAATTCACGTTGACCTGTATAGAATTTCTTAGATGGAACTTCAAACAACAAATAGATTTGATTGTTCTTAACGATGAGTGGCTGTGATGTATTTGCACCATCAGCAATTGCACGCCAAGTAACGTTTTCGTCACCTAATGTGCCGTCATTGTTAAACTTAGAATTCAATGTCTGTAGTGTAGTAGAAGCGCCAATCAATTCAATTTGATAGCAATTTGCAGTAACGTTCACACCATCAAAGAATGCATAAACTCTAGAATTGTTTTTCAAACCTCTAGCTTGAATAGCGAATTCACGTTGACGCATCCAAAGTGCGGCTTCAACTTGAACAACTCTATCAAACTTAACGTCTTGCGTAGAAGATGTTGCTTGATTACCAGCGGCTAATTGATTGTATGCTTCTTGTGTTGTTTGGCGCAACGCTGTAGTAACGTTGAAGTTACCAACTTGTGTTGTCTGATTAGTTCCAGCAATGATTGCAGTTTGTTGTGTGCCACCAAGCCATTTTTGATTTAATGGTGCAACTTCTGTATTCCATGCGTTAACTAAAGCCTTCCAGTTATCTGCGCCGTTGTCATCATTGTAGACAACTGCTTGCGTAGGATCATTTACAACATCAAAGAAGTTATCAGTAAATGGCATAACAGACAATTCACCAGTCCAGACAAAGTTTAATTCTTCAGCAAGTCTTAACTGTCTAGATGCGTATTGTTGTTTTAGACCTGGCGCTTCAACTTCAGTATATGGCAACATAATCTTGTTACCAGTTTTCAATACTGTTGTTGATGTTGAAGTCAGATAACGAAGACCAACTGTGTTTGCATTATCTTGCAAGCAAGTTAAGAATTTATTTTTCTTATCGATAGAACAATCTTTACCATCATTAGACGTAGATGCTACAGCCCAACCAGTAAATGGATCTACAAGAATACCATTCTTAAATCTGTCTAAGCCATCAGCATCTAATTCTGTTGTATCTGTCGCTTGCTTCTCTAAGAAACTCAATGCAGTAAAGTACTCAAGTCTTTCGAGTCTTTCACTCATTCTTGCAACATCACGCATTGTAAATCGTTTGTTTTTCAACAACTTGATTTTAACGTCTGATGGTAATGATGGATATGCTGGAATAGTTAATTCAGCAATCTCTAATGTATCGGGTTTTGTTGGCGGAGATTCTGCTCTCTGATTACCAGCTTGTGCAGGAACGCCATCATTGATACCGAATACACCACGATTGTTGATGTATACTTTAGCAATTCTACCTTTGTAGTAAATCAAGTCTGCATCGAAGTCAGAACCAGATTCAGGAACACGAAGTCCAAATGTCGGAACTTGATATGTGCCTACGTCAATTGGATTCAAAGATGTGTTTGCAGTCTTAATTGGTCTAAAGTCAATAGAGTCACGCAACTTGTAGAATGTTTTGGTTGTCGGACTTGTAAAGTTAGGAATATCAGCAGTCGTGATTGTCGTGTTCGATGATACAGTATCATTAATTGGATAAGAGTCAACTGACGCATAACCAACACCTTGGGATGTATCGTGTGTAAAGTGGTCAAAGACAGCTAATAATCTTCCAGTTGGAACGTAACCAGCAACTGGCGTAATCGTTCCATGCTCATATGAATAATCACGCTGACCATTGTCTAATACGTAATTTGCGGTAACGTTTGTGTTTGCAGTAGAAGCAGCCACATCAAATGATGATGATTGATAAACAGCATGTAGCTGATAGATATCACCATAACCTAAACCAAACGGTCCAGAGATTCCATTGATGTGTGTATTTGGATTGATGTTTGCTTGAGTTTGGAAGTTTAATGTCTTAACTTTCTCTCTAGCACTTGCTCTGTCCATAGACACAAGAACTTCAGCAGTAAATGTTGCATTCTCTTGAATGTCAATTTGTGCAGTACCTGGAGAAGTAACGTTAACACTTCTTGTGCTTCCTTTTCCACCATTAGCAGAAAGAGATAGAATTGTTCCAGATGGAATAATTTTAGTATGTGCGACACCACTAGCACCAGCACTATGCGCTGTTGCCAAAGTTAATGACGTAGCACTTGCAATAGATGCAATTCTATGCGTAGTAGTTGATCCGATTTTAATTAAATCGCCAACATTATATTGTGATGTGAATAGTGTGCCACTACCAGTAACAGCAGTATTTGATGCACCAACAGTAACAGTACCAGTCAACGCAGAAGTCTCTACGTTTGCGCCAGCATTGTTAACGACAACCATATAGTAGTCATTTTTCTGAGTAGCATTTAATACATCCGTACCAACGAATGTTTCTGTAACAACGTCAGTCGCAACAGTCGCAACACCAGAAGAGAATGAAACGCTAAATTTCTTTTTAAATCTAAATGCAGTTTCAACGTTTTCTGAAGAGTCACGTACAGTTCTAATTGCGTCATATGGCAATGGGAAAATCATCGTGTTGAACGATGTTTCTTGTAATACTGCACCAGCGGTAGTTGTTACGATATCAGCAAAACGTTTTGGTGTTGCAGAGTCATAAACAGCACGAACGTCAGCAAAATTCTTACCTGAAAGCATTTCAATTTCATACAAGTACAAATAGTATCTTGCATCGGCAGTACCTTTAGTACCACTTACATATTCAATAGAACGAACTCTTGCAGTACCAATTGCACTTCCAGCTACTGTTGCAGTTGAGTGGGCTAAGTTTGTAATAACTTGTTGTGGTGTATCATACAAATCAACAGTAGTTGATTCCATAATGTCCCAACCACCAACAACTTCTTTAACTTCAATGTATTGTCCATAATTGATTTGAGTCTTAGTCTGTTGCACATATGCTGTGCTAAGACCTTTTTCAATTTCAATTGGAGTCTTTGTGATAATCTGATTTCTATATCCAGCAACGTATGATGTGAATGGCTCAACTTCAACCAATAGTAAATCACTATTGCCGCTTTCAGTAGATGTATATCTACCACCATTATTGTCATTCAATAGGTGTTCACGTACTGTAACGATTGGGTCGGACAATGTGTAATTGCCAGATTCTTCGTTCGTTCTTTTTGCCAATACATCTTCTAGCTTACTGTCAACAGTAATTGTTTTTCTTTTTCTAGCAACACCAGTATCAATTTCTGTAATTGTGATGAATTCATTCTCATCGGTAGTTGCAGTCAATCCAACTTTAGTTAGAGTGGTATCAATTTTTAATCTATCAGCACCTGGCGCTTGTGCGTTAGGTGTTCCCTGTGCATTATCGACAAGTGATTGGTCTTCGATGTAATCAACAAAAGACCTTGTTGGAACTAAACCAATCTTATAAGATGGTTCGTTCGAATATTTGTCGAGTAAAATTGTTTGTGTGGAATGCTTAACAAAGTGGTCAGCAACGTAAACAACGCCTTCAGAAACTGTAATCTTAGAACCGTAGTTATAGATTTGTTCTGTAGCTAAACCTTCATCAACAACATTACGTACTGCATTTGTTGTGGCAGCCAATGCATAATTTCTACCCGTTAATGCTGACGTAAAGATTGTTTCGGAATTTGCAAACGTAGTATTGGCACGGAAATCAGCAACGTCAGTAACATTAAGTACTTGATTTGCACCAGTAGATAATATCGTATTTGCTGATGTTGCTGTTAATATGCCGCTTGTGTTTGAAACAAAAATCTTATTTACACCGCTAATTGGATCAACGTACCAAGATTCAATTGTACCAGTATTACCCGTTGAAAAGGTAATTGTATTTCCGGTTTGAAGCGTAGATGGTGCAACGTTTACTGTGAGAACTTGCGTTCCATTTGTCGCATAGCTGATGAACAATGTTTTAGGATCATCTCCATCAATATCTGTAACTAGTCCACAATATGCTTTGATGCCGCTGTTTGCGCCATAGATTACACTACCAACAAAATTCGCAACTGCAACCGTGCTACCATTGTAGGTAGGTTGAAGTTTAACGAAACTTAAATTTAAGTCTAGATTTTGTTCGCAACCATCGACTAATGCGCCTTGCTTGAAAAAATATTCAGCAAAGCGTCTAGTCTGCACTTGTTGA